TCGTAGTCTACGAGATACAGATATGTGTCATACTCTTTGCCAAGAAACGCTGTTTCTGTGTCACTTATGGTCATGTTCCACGATTGCGAACACACGGCACCTAGTTCGATGTCGTCAGAAAGGCTTGTTGCCTGCATGGAGCTGTCAGCTGACATAATGCTGTCACCTGATATAACGCCCTCTGCATTCTCTATCCACAGTCGCCAAGTACGGCAATAACTCTCGATACGCTGTGCCACAAGCTCCCCTGTTTTGTACATTCAAACGCCCCCTTACTGCATTATCAAGTCCACCGCAACGCCTTTGCAGAACTGCTTGTTCTCATCCCAGCCGAAAACCTCATAGGTGGGGTCGCCTGCGTAAACGTCAAAGGTGCTTTCCTGAAATGTTTCGTCAAGGAGCGTGATACTGAAAAACGGTCTGTCAACGTTGGAGATATACTCATTGAGCTTTGCCGTCTCCTCGCCTGTGAGATGATACCATTTCAACGTGACAGTTTTCTTTATGGCTCTTATATCGCCCACCATTTTGCAGTTAGCCGTCCGCCCTGCATTGTTCGACCATATCTTGTTGTTTGTAAAGCTCACTTCCGCAGGTGTGGCGACCCTTTCGCTGCCGAATATAAGTCCTCTGCTTTTCATTTTCTGCACCTCCTATGCCCTTATTGGCGACCTGCCGTTGCGCTTGATATAGTCATTGATATCATCAATAACTATCTGTGTGATAGTCCTGCCGTTGAGAGTCAGCGGTATGGTAACACTTATCTTCTGATTTCCGCCTGCTCCGCCGTAAGACACAAGAGCCTGCAAAACAGCCTGCGTGATAGTATCAAGCGGTGCCTCGATATTCGTGCCACGTTTCTGATCGCCCAGAACTGCAAGGAACTCAGAGTTCGGCGGTATTACTGCACCTTGGGCAAGTTTGGGTATTTCGGGGATATCAATTTGACTTAGGTCAAAGCCAAATGTCTGACCGCCAAGATCACCGGGAAGCCAATCAGGTGTCGTGAAGCTCAGCTCGTTTATGCCGTCGATTATCCAATTCAAAGCGTCCTCAACTGCACCTGTCAGACCATTTATAAGCCCGATTATCAAATTAATAGGTGTTTTTGCTATGTCAACAAGTGCGTCCCATACGCCTTTGAAAATCTTCTTTACACCCTGCCAAGCTTTTTTCCAATCACCGGTGAACACTCCCGCTATGAACAGCACAACGCCTTTAAGTGCTGAAATGATGTTCTTCACGGCGTCAATTATATTGCTTATGACATTGCCTACTGTCTTTATTATCTTACCAAGCACACTGCTGACTATCGGTCCGAGTATGCTCACAAGCCAGTTCACAACAGGTGCTATGGCTTTGTTGTAAATGCTCAGAACGCTTGTGATAAGTGTTCCAACAAAGTCGAGGAACTCATCAAGCAGAGGTTTCAAATGCTCCGTCCAAACGCTGTCAGCCACGTCCATGAGCTTGTCAAACACAGGTTTCAAGACCGTTTCCCACAGATTGAGGAATACGTTCTTTGTGGTTGTTATACCCTCGTTTATGCCGTCAAATATAGGCTGTCCCCATTCGTTCCAAAAGTCTGAAATGCTCTGCCAAGTATCGCACCACAGTGTTTTCAAGGCGTTCAACACAGGCTGTGCAACGCCGTTCCACAAGGTATCGAAGATCTCTTTTATGTTATCAAACAGTACGCCTAGCGTGTTCCATACCTGCGTGCCAAAATCCGCTATTAGGGGTAATCCTACAGTGAGGAAGTTTTGCAGTATAGGGAACACTGCCACATTCCAGATATCAGAAAACACCTTATTGAAACTGTCAAAAAGTCCTATGCCTATCTTGCCAAGCGTGCTGAAAGCGGTCTGCATAAGCGGTGTAAAATCGTTTATAAAATAAGCTTTGAGCGGTTCGGAAAGCGACTTTATATCGCTGAAAACTCCGCCGAGTATCTGAGCAAGTTCAATGCTCTCTCTTTCAAGTCCGCTCCATATATCAGCGAAAATAGGCTTAAAATTCTTATCAAGATAGTCTGCAAGCTTTTCAAACTGAGTTCTTACTGATTTGAAAAAGTCAGACAGCTTTTTATCTGCCTTTCCCGTATCCACCTCAACGCTAGTCCCGGAAGGCTGCATTATCTCCCCGGCTCCGCTGACCCCAGTGCTGTCTGACTTGCTCTCATCATTCAGCTTGTTCATCTGGTCAAAGCTTGCAAGAGATCCTTCCTGTGCCTCTTGAGTCTGTTGTGCATTGTCGGCTATATCACTGTAATTATCCGCCGCCTGAGAGGTGCTTTTCACTATGCTTTGAGCCTCGTCTGCACTGTTGCTTAGTTCAAAGCCGAACGCCTCTGAAAGTGCCCTCGCTGCCCCCTGTGCCAAAGATATAAGCTGTGAAAGCACGCTGTTGATCGCCTTGACAGCAGGCAGAAGAACGTTCATCAGCACAGTGCCGATAGTTGCTCCGAACTCTTTCCATTGTTCAGAAAGTATTCTTGTCTGGTTTGCCCAGCTGTCAGAAGTCTTTGCAAAGTCCCCCTGAGCAAGAGCCGTCTGTGACATAACGTAGTTGTATCTCAGCTGAACTTTTTCAGCCTGCGACATATCGGCAGTTGATTTCGTGATACCCTTTGAAAGCGCATACGCCTGCAAGTTGGCGTCCGTCATAACGATACCGAACTGTTTGAGGGTCTCAGTTTCGCCTGTAAAAATTGATTTCAGAGCCGTGCTTGCCACGTCCTGACCGACATTATAAAACGAAGCCATATCCGCCGACAGCCCTGTAAGAGCCATAGCCATATCGCTTGCACTGTCATTGGCAAGCCCCATTCCTGCCGCCATTGCCATGAAGTTTGAGCCTGTCTGCTTTGCAGTGAGCTTTGAAATGCCGTAGGTCTTGACAGCCGTGTCAGCGAAGTCCTCCATTTTCTGCTTTGATTCACCGAAAGCCGTGTCAACAACGTTCTGAACTTCCGCAAGGTCTGAGGCTGTTTCTATGGATTGCCTGCCGAAGTCCACAAGCTTCTTGACGGAGAATGCTGCCGTCACAGCCATTGCAAGGCTTTTAAGCTTTGGCTTGATATCCCCCACCATATCGGAAAGGCTTTTCAAGCCCTTTTCAAAGCCCTCGCTGTTTATGTTGGTGTCAAAATTCAAGCACCCGTCAGCCATTGTCATTCACCTCCCGTCAGCTGTTTCAGAAACTCTTTGTCCTCGTTTTCAGCCCTCTGCTCTTCTGCTGAGAGCTTTCGTTTAAGGTCTATCATATTGCGGTGGTTTCTGTAAAACTCCTGCTCGTATTTTTCAAGCTTTTTGCCCTTGTTAAGCTTTTGCCGTATGCCTATAACAGACGAAAAAAGCCCCTCGCCTATCTCATTGAAATAGCCAAGAAAAGTCCACCAATGAAGATATTTTACCGTCCTCGTTTCAAAGCCTGCCGCCTTGTTCACCGCAGGAAAAATAATACTCTCGTCCTGCTCCCAATCAATAGTCTTTGCAGGCTGAACGCTTTCCTGCGGAACATCTCCACCGCCTACAAACCAATAAGCCTTGTTGACAGCCTCCTGCAAATGTTCTCGTGGGATATCCTCAGCATAAAGGCATTTAAGACACACATAGCACTTTTCACGCTCGTCAAGTTCAGGGTCTGCAAAGGCTGAATAGATCCGCAGTATGACCCGAAAATCTGAGCGTATGGCATACTCTTTGCCGCCTATTTCAAGGGCTGTGGGCAAGTTGCCTATCATTTCAGCAGCTCCCTGAGCAGAGCCTTTTTGTCCTCGTCAGAAAGCTCCGCTGTTGGTTTGTCAATGATGTGTTACACATTTTTTTATTTATTATATTTAAATTCGTATACTTCACCAAAATTAATATAGTCATTATATACACTTTGTGGAGTTTTCCAATCTAAAGAACGAGTTGGAATATTATTATACTGATAGTTCCAACGTTTAAGCTGTCGCTTGAAGTCCTCAAAATCATAGAATTTGTGTGTTGCGTAAAAGTATTCATTATCCTTGCGGTGAGAGCGTTCAACCTTGCCATTATGACGTGGCGTCATAGGCTTTATAAGCTTATGTATACAGTTATGTTGTTCACACCAAAGGTCAAGCAACGAGGGCTTATCCTTATTTGTGGTAAAGCGGTTTGTAAACTCAGAGCCGTTGTCGGTCTGTATGCACTCTATTTTGAATTTCCAAGCGTTTTGCAAGGCATCAACAAATTGATATGTACTATATGTGCTTTGCTCTTTAAACGCCATTAGAAAGCGTTTACGGCTGTACTCGTCTATTGCGGTGTACTGATAGTATTTTTCAATACCGATAATGCAAGAAGTCGGAACAACTTTAACATCAATTTGAACACGCTGACCGCAATAAAACATTGTTTCGTATTTCTTTGGCTTTATCTTCGGATTTGGTAGCTTTACAGTAATAGCGTTAAGCTTTCTGAGCTGTCTGTAAAGGCTTGTGATAGAACGCTTGTAGCCTGCTTGTACAAGCTTAACATAGAGCATTACAAGCCCTGTGTGCTTGTTTCTGCGGTGATAACTCTTAATGAGGTTTATTTCACTTTCTGTATGAGCAGTAGGGAAAGAGTTAGGGCGGTGAGAACGATTAAGCAGGCTCTTTGTAGTGCCGTTATAGCGGTTTTTCCAACGATAGACATATTGTCTATTTGTATTGTACTTGATAGCGGTTTTTGTAACTCCGTACTTAAGAGCATATTTCACAAGGCTTTCGCGATACATTGCAAGCTGATTAGAAGTTTTCATTTTCAATCGTCCTTTCATCATAACCACAGGTAAAGAGGGGGAATCTTGAACGGCGTTCCCCTCTTGCGAATCATTGAAATCATTGAAATGTTGAAAACCTGTAAGCTGTTGTTTCCAACATTCCAACAATTCCAACAATACGCAATTCACCCCCAGCCGTTCGCATGATAGATTTCACGGATAGAAAAATCAGAAATTATTCTGAGAAATACGCTTGTTTTCTGCTTGACGAATCCAGTCACAGTATTCCCTGTATTCATCATCAGAAATAAGACCAACATAAAGATATGCACACAAGATAGCACGAACCTGAGAGGCTGTAGTCAAATCACCTGCAAGATATGCAATTTCATAGTTTATTTTATCCTTTGCGATATTCTTCATTTGTTTAATAGTCATTTAAATCAATCCTTTCAACTTGACATTTAGTAAAATTTGTGTTATACTCGGATTTACAAAGCGGAGGATATCCGAGTTTGTGTGTGATTATGTAGTCGGTGTGTTTTGACGGATAGCCGACTACATTTTTTTATGCTTCTTCAAGCATTTGTTTGAGTTCGTTAATCAGCTTTGATAAAGCTTCATATTCGCAATCAGCATGAATATTATAAGCCTTTTCGATAATAATTCTAAGCTGTTCACGCTTTGCATACTTTATCGCAAGTTCTGTAGCTGTAGGCATGTTCTGCATTATCCTCACTCCTTTCAATTTCCTCCGCTGTGAAAGTTACCTTTATCTCTTTCACTATATATATTATAACACGTATACACGTATGTTGCAATAGGCAAATTACACGAATATACGTATAAATATTTGTACAAAATATACGTATTGACGTATTAGCAAAAATGTGATATACTAAATCAAAGGAGTGATTTTAATGTCAAAAGTAAAATTTACAACAACGATTGACCAAGACATTCTTGAAAAAGCTAAGATACAAGCAATCAAGGAGAAAACAAGCGTAGCAAAAATCATTGAGAAATTGCTGACAGAATATTTAAGCAACATAAGTGAGGGGTAAAAAATGAGTGAAATAATCAATTCAAGTGAGGCATTGGCAACAATGCTCTTAGGCTTTGCAATAGTAAGCATAATAATAAACCTAGTGCTATTTATAGCAATAGTATGCACAGCAATTAACACGAGCAAGACAAATAAGGAATTGCAGGAGATAAAACAAATACTTATTGATGAAAAATACAACAATATACAATAGCACAGAACACCGCTGAGAGCCTAAAGGCAACCTCAGCGGTGTTTTTTTACCATTTGCTTTGCTTACGCATACGCTTATTCTGTTTGCGGTCAAGGGGAATATTATTGCTTTCGCTATCACGATTACGCAATATTTCTTCATCAGATATATAATCTTTGTTGAGCATATTCGTTACAAGTTCCGAAGTATCGTAAAGCTTGCGGTACTGATTACGTTGCAAATGTGTGATCGTGGACGAACACACAGGCGTGTAAGAGTGATTTTCAGAATACATTTCATACTCCTCTATATCATACTTATAGCCTGTCATAAGCCGTGTAAAAGGGTGTCTGAAATGTGTTCTGCAGGCGGTAACGTCAGCGGTTATATCACGTATCTGCTTGTCTAAGAGGTTAAACCGCTGAACTGTGGCAAGTATCATCATACGGCGTTTTCTGCATTGGCACAAATGCTGATAAAGACTTTTAGGAACGCTGTTGCGACCGCCCGAAAAATCACGGCTGTTGAAAATCGTTCCTATCTCGTCAATCAAGACTAAAGTATTTTTAGGAGCGTTCAAGATATCCTGCGGAGAGTTAAGGGGATAAATCTTTGTATATTCGGGAAAGCCCGAAAGCTTGATATTTGTGACGATATGAAGTTGCGGATACTTACAACACAGCTTGTACGCCTCAGTAACCATAAGAGAAGTTTTACCTGCACCGAATTTTCCGACGTATAAATGTATACCCCAACCTTGAAAAAGCTGTTTCCAGTTGAAATAAAGGGCGGTGGCTTTGTCATATGCAACATAAGCCGTGAGGGCGGGCAGACGGACGAAATAATCTAAAATAACCATTTATTTATCACTCCAATTAAAAATAAAATAAAGTATAACAGAGATAATGTACAAAGCAAGAATAGTCCACACGGCTACCACCTCCGAGGATTGAAAAAGCGAATCATTGCATTATACAACATTTTCCACAGCAGATAAAGCATTATACAGGCGAATATAAATTCAATACATAATACACCGAACTGTTTCCAAGTTGTTATAGAGTCTATAGCGGACAAATCACAGCCTAAGAGTTTAAGAAGTTGGTAACAGGAATTTTCAACATTATACAGCATTATTATCACCGCCCTTTTCAAGTTCCTGTTGGTCTACATACCGCTCTATAAGCTTTTGGCGTGGCAGGCTCATTTGTGTATCAAGCTTAAAACGCTTGATGTCAGAAATAAACACAACCACACCACAGAGGGCAGAGAAAAAAAGGACAACCAAAAGTATCATCACAAAGAGTTTGAGTATAGCTAACATATCAATATCCTTTCTTGTTGTAATGCCATAGGATAAGCATTATTATGAAACATAAAAACAAATATACTGAGAAATCTAACATATTAATCACCAAAAAGGTACTGTAAGAGTGCAACTGAGCAGGAAATGACAAAAAGTCCAAATATAACAGAGCCTATTGTAAAATTATAAGAGCCAAGTTGGAGACGAAAAGCGAATATCTTGTAAAGATGTTCGTATATAACGTGCATAAGTTCAAAGAAATCCATACAAACACCCCTTACTTTACTACCCATTTAACTAAACAAATTGCTAACATGATAGTAAAAAATGCAATAAGTATGGTTATAAATATAGGGGGTAAGATGCCAATACTAGCCGTCATAAACTTAAAGAAATCGGACGAGCCGTCAAAGATAGAAGATATATCAGTTAAATTGAAATTAAATGTACCATACTGTTCATCATATTTCTTATTATTTATATAATCGTCAAAATCTTCTTTTGTGTCAAAGTCTGTGCCGTTTTCAAGTCCGTCATAGTCAGTAATCTTGCTAGGTGGAAAAGGGTCATCAAGCATATCTGAAATAGGCTTATCCGTAGGGTATTCAACGCCGTTTATCTCTAATGGTTTATAATCGGGATAATCTTTGAATGAAAAGCCGTCAGAAACAACGGTGTAAAAATCGTAACCATTACCGCCATACAAACCATTTATCTTGCTTGCTACGGCGTTGTCGGGTAGCTCTTTGTAAAAGGTCTTAAACTCTGCATTATTGGCGTAAAAGTCCTTTGCGTAACCCTCGGCACCTGTTTCATACAGATAACGTTTACCAACAACCACGATATACAAGATATCCTGTTCACCGAGTTTGTCAGCACCTTTGATATTTTCAAGATTTATCGTGTGCGTGTTAGTCATATTCGCACCATTGGCAATAGGCAGACCGAAAAGCGGTGTAACACCATTGCAGAAAGCCGAATTTGCAACGCCGTCAGCATTTTCAGAGGTCATTTCACCAACGTTACTTGAAGATGTATCAGTGGAAGAACTATCGGGTGTATTGACAGTATCATACTTTGAATCTGTTGTTGTATTGGATTTTGTTTTTCCGTAAGCAGTGGAAAGAACGTATTTTGACTTATTGAGATATGTATAAATTGCTCCGTCCATAGCCTTTTTAGTACCGAAGATATTAGGGTCATAAGGCGTTATGAACAATACATACTGATATGTATATTGCGTTGCTTTCGGATCCTTATCAAGAGCCTTTTGCATAGCCTGTTTGTATTCATCAGTAAGCTTAACAGTAATATCAATATTATTGTTTGTTATGGTTTCGCCGTCATTTTTTGCACCTGGAGCGGACAATGTTCCCGAACGTGACATACCTGTTGTGAGTTTTCGGGAATACTGAACGGAAAAGGGAACAATAGGAGCGTTAAGGTCGGGGGGTTCTAACTCGTTTTCTATGTTATCAAAATCATATACTTTTGTATGGAAATATACTTTAACAGTTGATTGAACATAGTCATTAAGATTTAATAAACCATTACATACAGATTTTGTAAAACCACTAGGTTTAGTAACATTCCAACCGCCATAACCAACAGATTCAGTTTTATTATCAGAAGAATCGAATTTGAATAAAAGACGTTGTGAATCATACGCATAATTTGAACCAAACAAAAATTGATTATTTGTAAAGCTATAATATGCAATAGCGGTAGGGTCAAAATAAAGAATATTAGTTTCTGATGTGCCGTCAGATTTTTTGCCATAGACAGCAATATAATTATAGGTTTTAGATATCACTGACTTAAAATTATCATATACTTCTTGAAAATGAGGAATTTTAAGAGGACTATCAACATAAGACCATTTAACACTTGACAAATCGTTTTTAGTTACTGTATCATCAGCAAACGCAGGAACGGCAGACAATACACAGCATATCATACACAGCATAGCGGACAAAACAGCGGTGAACCGCCGTAGTTTAGTTTTCATATATTGTTTTCTCCTTTCGTAAAAAAATAGAGGACGGAGCAGACGCTCCGCCCCCAAGCGGTTGTACACGAAAATTAAGCTTTGCCCTTTGTAAGCTTTCTTACAACACCGATACCAACACCAAGAAGTGAGGCACCGACAAATGCCATTACAAGCGGATTGCCTATCATTGTTGTCCAGACCTGACTAACAACTGATGTAATTGTGGTGATACCGCTTGTAATTGCGACATCCTCAGCAAGAAGTGAAGCACCCATTGAATATTTCTCCTTTCATTGATTAAAGTATATCAATACCTACAACAACAGCCTTATCCTGTCCGCCGTAAGTTCTGATTTCATAGTTGACTTTGATTGCAGTGTCGATAAGTGCGGAACTGTCGGGGAAAGTGTCCTGCAATATCTTTGTAGGAACTTTCACAGCCTGCACGGCATATCCTGTTACACCATTTTCTTCTTTAAGGCAAAACAGCGTGTAGTTATCCCACGGCTTGCCGTTTTTAAGCGTTCCAGAGTTTTTCTTAAAACCTTTGATTATGTACATAAACGTACACTCCTTTCATTTACTGTACAATTATTTGTACTCTTTGCTATGTTTAGATATTACCACACATCAAGTGTAATGTCAATACAAATCAAGCTTTTTCGTATGTTTATATTTTTGCAGGGCGTTTTTTTGTACACATTGTACAACTAGCACGATTGTATTTTCTTTTTGAAATAAAGAGCCTTTTTCCTACACTCATACTCACCGCTAAGAAAATACTTAGCCATATGAATATTATAGCTGTCAAGATACGGCTTGAGGAATTGGTGGGAAAGCACAAACCTTTCAAGGCTGTCTGCCTCATCACGGAACATTTTCGGATTGTCATAGTTTTTCATTTTCATTCGTCCTTTCGTTATGGTTGTAAGTTTTCATCTTTATCAAGATTATACTTCAATTTATATGATTTGAGGTCAATTTCCTCAAAAATCATGCAGTCTTTATATGTAACTATCTTGTCGATACGTCTAACAAAGGCGTTCCACGTTTCATAATACTTGTGCTGGATAGCGGTGTACTGTTCTTCAAAGTTCCAATTTGATATGATGTACACCTTTGTAAAACAAGCTATCCTATTCATATATCTTGCAGGAAGTTCAAGAGGGTAACCGTCAAGGTAGTTAAGCATATTATCAATAGGAAGGCTGTTTCTAAACTCCTCAAACACAATAACATCCTGCCCGTGGTAACTGTCAAAAGGGTGTTTGTAGTCGGTGATACGATAAACTTTATCATAGCCGTATTGCTCCATAACACTTCTTGTTTTACCTGTTCCCGATTGTCCACATATATATGTGACCTGAACATCACGGAACACATTTCGCCATTTATCAAAGACGTATAAATCACGGACTTTTTGCAGGCGGTCAATTTGATTCCAAAGTTGCGGAAATTCTTCAAGAAGTCGGATATCGTCAGCACCTTCTTTTATACGTTGTAGAATATCCTCATTTGTAAGTTGCTTACCGCCTTTTGTTACACGCAGTTCGCCCCACTCCTGCACCTCGCCAATGCGAGTATCTGACTTCTTGCAATAGTCACTTGCTTGCTGTGCTGTGCCGTTGGCGAACTCTCCGTGAAAAAACTGTGGTGGAAACATATTCTGCAAGGTTGTACCACGCTTGCGGTTTTTAAATTGGATAAAGCCTTGAATATGTTCGGTATTCTCGTTGTGACCTCGTTCACGCTGAAAGACGTAATAGTTTACTTCCTCATACTGCATAATGAAGTTTATCACCTTTTCATCAGTATCAAACGTAAGATCTTTAAATTTATCCTTTTCTCCACAGGTCTTGACCTTTGACGGATTATTTATTGTAAAACACCAATTACAAGACTGTTTCGGCATTATATTCACCTCTGTGCGATTATGTTTGTGCGTGTGCGATTGTTTTTGCATATGACCGCACAGCCGTAAAAGGCGTGTTTACTTGCCTTACTGCCTGCTTGTGCGATTGTGCGATAGGGGGTAAAGGGTAATACTAACCTTTACCCCCTACATACCTACTTCCGATTTTTTTCGGATTTAGGCATAAAAAATAGATGTGATACGTTTTGTAACACATCTATTGTAAACCTACATTTTGTCCTCGTCAGAAAGCTCCGCCACGTTGACCGCAGGCTGAGCAATATGTTGATGAGCGATAACAGGTGCGGTGTACTTCTCCGCCTTTTCTTCAAGCTTTATCTGAGCCGCCGTCTGTGCTGACTTTATCTCCTGCACCACCACCACAAGAAGCGCTTCAAGGAAGTTCACAAGCACAGGCTTGCCGTTTGAAGCCACAGAGAACACGTTCACGCTTCCGAGCGCCGCCGTACACACATCGCTTCCAAATATGTCATTGACCATTTCTCTTGCACGCTGGTCATACTCTTTGAGAAGCTGAGTTCTGTCCTCATTCTTCTCACGTTCTGACACTTCTTCTGCGATATTGTCAGCCTTGCTCATAGCGTCCTGTATCCTTGTGATGATACCAACGTCTGACACGTTTATCCTTATCACTCTGTTCTCGTCGCCGTTTATAGCGTACTCTTTGTAATTGCCGCTGTTAAAATCTATTGACTGCATTGACATTTCTATCGTCCTTTCTGTATTATGGCAAACAAAAAGCACTCCGCTCTGAACGAAGTGCTTTCATATGTTTGTCATATAATTTATTCTTCCGTAGTCTTTGCAAACGTTGGCACGCCTGCCGCAAAGGTGACTGAACCTTTCACTCTGTTTCCTGCAAAGGTGCAGTTGAACGGGATATTTACGCCACCCTGCGGTCCGCCATAAGACTGCGGCTTGACGATGATATCTTCCGTCCAAGCGTCATACGCACCCGTTGTCTTGTCAACGATGACCTCGAGAACACTTGTCTTGCAGGCGTCACCCGTAAGACGATTCATCATGATATCCTTGAGCTTTTCGTAAAGTGCGTCACCGGGCTTTGCATAGAATGTGTCAAGGTCGAACTCAGGCTCATAGCCGTTGTCCTCAACTGTGGTTTCATCAAGGATATTCTTCTTTGTGGAAGTGTCAGGATTGAGTGCCACACTTGCGTCCTCAACGTCCTTGCCGAGAAGATACCAGCTTGGTGATGAGGCGACCGCTGCGAATGTAGTGTCAAGATAATGCAGAAGATGACTTCTGTTGAGCTTTCCGCTCTTGTATGAATAATCAGGCATATGTTTTCCTCCTTTTATATCTGATACTGTGCCGCTATCTGCAATTGATACTGCACAGTATCGTTTGTGTTTTCGTTTGGTATTGCGTATATCATTCCGTTTGCACAGGTGAGCTTTTCAAGAACGCCTGTCCTTTCCTCGTCCTCTGTTATGGTAGTGAACGTGGTATCTCTATGCTTGTCTGCATAGCTTTCAAGCCACATCTGCAATTCAAGCAGCACACCGCTGTTTGACATTCTGTCAAAGTCGTTCATGGACTGATACACCGCATAGAGAATGAAGTTATGCTGTCTTGTCTGACCGCCCAAAATATCAGAACTTATAAGGCTGTCGCCTGTCGAGGACAAGCCGTAATTTGTTGGCGTATCGTCGGTAAAGTCGATATGAATATCGTTGCAGACCTCCGATATTTTCGGGAACTGCTGCAAAATATCTTTCACAAGCTCGATTATGTTCATTTCGCTTTGCCTCCCATTATCGCCGCCGCTCCTCTGAGTATCTGCTGTTTCTTGTCGGCTTTCATTCGCTCAAACCAAAGCTTACCGGCAAGTGGCTCTTTAAAAGTGCTGTAAACAAGGTCTTTGTCCGTCAGCACTTTCTTTTCACCCTGTCGGGCGTATGCCGAGCCTGTAACAGATGATACCATAAGCTTGCCGTAATACTGATAGCGTGCGTAAGGTGCAAGATACTGTATCTTGCCGCTGCCTATTTTTGTGCCTCTCGTGGCAGACTTTCTCAGATTAGTGCTGAGGGTAGGTGTATACTTCACCATATGCCTTATGCACTCGGCGTCAATGAACTTTTGAGCTTTATCAAAGCGTTCTGAATACTTGCCTGCAAAGGACTTATCCCAAGTGATAGCCCTGCTGTCCATAGGCTGACTAATTTTCATTTCACGCTCACCTCCATATGGGGCAGACCGCCGAACATATAATCATCAATGCTCATTACCGTAACAAAGTCATACTCCGCACGAAACATTTTCATGCTCTCAGATATGCTCTGCGGCGTTTGATTATCGAACTCAAACTCGCATTTTCCTCTCACAAGCATATCCTTTGCAGGTGTTTTCGGCACATTATCATCATAGAAATACACCCTTGTGCTGTCTGAGGTCTGCATACCGCTTTTCACGATACTTCCCGACTTATTCTCACACCAGTTAACTTTCTCTGCATACTTCCGCACAAATCCCTCTGTCTGCTTGTCAAAAAGATACACCGTGCAATCACTGTTTGCAAGCATTTACCTCACCCCTCTGTAAAGCAGCCCTGTTCCGCTGAGCCATTTGTACACGATATCGTGAACGGCTCTGTCAGCGTTCTGCCTGCGGATATCTGAGCTTTCATATGACTTTGACCAGCCCCCAACGCTTTCGGAAGATACCCCCTGAGTGCCGCCCTCCTGCTCTGCCTTGAAGATATTCTCCGCAAGCTCACAGCAGCACATTTTCACTTCTTCGGGGATATCGTTCTCGTCAACGTTGTCAAGGGTATATTGCTTCATAAGGCTTGTGGCTTGCATTGCATAGAAGTCAAAAGCGGCAGATATGTCAGGCTCTTTGCCGCAAAGATAAACGCCTATATAATAGCTCTCGTTTGCATATGCTTTCATACTGCCGCACCTCTTTACTTCTTGAATCTTGCAAGCACTACCTTTGACTGGTCTGAAATAGCCACAGTGTAATGCTTGTCAGCAGAGATATCTGTGCAGCGCTTTGTGCTTCTTCTCTCTGTTTCAACGTTGGTGTCACGCTTGAGGTAGATAGTCAGAGCTGATGTTTCGTCCTCTGTTTCAGTATCAGCGTTGAGCTTGATGATAGGGCATATGTAGAAAGTGCCAGCCTTAACAGCGGCGTTCTTTACAACATAGTCACCCACCTTTGGAGCGTAACCCTCTGCACAAGGCGTTACTGATCCGAGCTTTATCTGTGAAGCAGTTGGTGAAGCTGTGCTGTCCGCAATAACTTCCTTTGCACCCTCTGCATCGCTGTCAACTCTCACATACTGTTCTGGGATAGCCTCGTTAAGTGAAACTTTCTTTGACGGAACGATACGGCAGTTCGCTATTTTGCCTATCTCGCCTGTCATGACCACATTGCCGTCATACTTATCGGCAGAAATAAAGTTCGGGTCCTTTCTAAGCTGTGAGTTCTGATGAGGATTAATAAACATAGCCTTTTCGGTGTTCAGTTCCTCATTGAACTTGTCAACAGCGTCAACAATGCCGCTGTAAGAGATAGCAGAAGCCGAGCCGTCATAGATGAGCTGAGCTTTCATAAGTGCGTCAATGCTGTCTGCGTCCACCTTAGAAGCGATAGACATTGCAAGCTGTGAAGTCGCCTGACCTACAGGGTTGCCATAGCCGCTGAGAACCGCTTCATCAGTTATCTCAACCGCTTTCATGGCTTTCTTTACCTTAGCCTGAGTGGAGTCTGTTTCAAGCTTGACAGTTTCGGCTTCAACGCCCTCTGCAACATCAACTGCATCGCCGATATACTTGTACTGCGGCACTGTGATAGTGTCGCCAGGCACGCCAACAAGCGTTCTGTCTATCTTCGCAAAGGGTGATACCGCTATCTTAGATTCGATCTTTGCGTCGATCATATCACTCATTACCTCAGGATCGATAAGGTCGGTGATCTTTGTCTGCTCTGCGAAATACTGCATAGAAATCCTAATGCCATTTGTCATTTTCATAATATCCTATCCTTTCAACTGTTCGTATTTTTCGGGGTCTGTTCGTTTAAGTTCCAACCTCTGCATATACCCCATTTTTGCAAAGGTTTCCTTGCTCACTTCACCTGCGGTAGGCGTCCCTGTGGGAGCAACCGGGTTCTTGATAGGCTCGGAACTTTCAAAAAGATAATCGTTATCTTTCTTCACGTTCTCGATAGCCGTCTTGATATCCTCAGCCTGATTTTTGGAAGCTTTGAGAGTTTCCACATCAAGCAAAGCTTTAAGAGCCTTGACGTTTCTTGCCTTGCTTGCCGAGATAGCGTTATCAAGGGTAGCGTCAAACTCCATATCAGATATCTTCGCCTGATACTCGGTATCTTTCTTAGCAAGGTCAGCGGTGAGCTGTGCGACTTTGCCGTTAAGCTCCTTGACGTCCACGCCCTCAAATTCTTTGAGAGAGTTCTGAGCGGTATCAAGGCTGTCCTTATAGTTATCACGCTCCACCTCAAGGCGGCTTTTCACCTTTTCAAACTCAGCCACAGTCTTATAATTCTCTGCCACCTGTTTTGTGATGTCCTGTTTCTTGTCCTCAGGGATAACGATACCCAGAGCGGCAAGGATCTCAAAAATGTTTTTCATATGTTTGTCCTTTCTACATAGCTTATATACCGCTCTGTCTGCGGTGTGAAAGTCTGACAGTTTAACGTCATATCAAGGACGAAATGGTATGAAAAAAGCACCCGTTAAGGTGCTTAGTTCCGATGTTTGGGTATAAAAATACCGCCCGACCTTAGTCAAGCGGTAAAATTATCATTTGAAATACTCTGTAAGTTCAACTTCTGAATCAATGTAAACAGCGTCTATATAATAACTGTTGTGTACGATTATCTTCTTTTCGTTTAATTCATATATCTGCGTTTGTGAGCCGTCAACATCTGTCAGCATATCGGACCGTTCAATGCCTGGAATATGCTTTTCCAATGCCGCACATTGCTTTTCAAAAATTTCTTTGTCCGCAGCCGTGCAAATATTGTATTCATATTTTTTCATTGCTGATCATCCAATCCATACCTTTTATCTACTGATCTTCGTGTTTTTACAGCGGTCTTCAAAGTGTCTGCTATAGCTTCTTCTCTGCTCATGTTTTTTCGTACCATTTTATTTGATACCAAGTCTTCAAAAGAAATGATAGGTTCGGTCTGGTCAAGGGTTTTACGAGCTTTTTGATCTTCCATTAACTCTCTTGCCTGAAAGCGATACTTGTTACGCAGTTCACAAGCTTGTCTTGCCTGTTCTTCAATAGACTTGCTTTTGTCGATAAGCTGAGGAATATTTTTATTATGGTGTCTGTACCACTTTCGCACGTCTATATCAGACATCTTACCTTTCATATCAATTATATCACTATAATCTTTTTGCGTCAAGTCTATCTTGGTTTTTCCCACCCCGATATTCCCAAGTCCGTCGGCGTTCACACGCTCTCTCTGCTGAGGCAGACCCATTGCTTTTGAAAACCTCGTGTACTCCTGGGAAGTGCCACGATATCGACAGCGTGCGTTGATGATATCTTCCTCATCAGCACCTGCCTCTTCAAGAAGATGTATCTTCTGTCGCTGAGCTCTCATTGCAGTTTCAAGCTTTCTTTGCCGCTGTAAAGCTTCATACTTTGTGTACTCTTTATCACCGTACTTAACAGGCTTGTTCTCCTCTGCATTCATCTGTGCAAGCTCCTCATCTGTATAGGAACGCTCAGATATGCCGGGGATAAAGGGGTAATAATCGTGATAGCAATTCGCTCCGCACAGACCTGTCACAGTACCAAGACCGCAGATAGTTTCAAGCTCTTTTTTGCTGTAGACCTTGCCCTGCCATTCTTGGTGAGAGGGTCTTGCTCCGCTGTGCCAAGTGACTTCAAAATAGTCTGTGCCAAGCTCTTTTGCGTTGTCCTCATTCATTTTTGCGGTTAGCTGTGAAAGCCCTGTCATCACCGAACGCCTTGCGGCTACGTCTGCTCTGTTGCTCCAGCCTGTGGCATAGTCCACAGTGCGAAGACCTGAGTTCGTCATATTCGAAATGACTTTCTTTATGACAGTATTGTAGTCGAACGCTCCGCTTGCTATGCCCATTATGGCGTTGTCAAGACTCTGCTGATAGAAGTCAGCCGCCTGCGTGAATTTAAGCTTGCCGTCAGGCTGTTTTACTGCAAATCCGAGTGACTGAGATATGTTTTTAAGCTCCCTCGAAGTCTGCTCCGATACAGCCGACAGCAGCCTTTGCAGGCCCTCATTTTCTTCAAGGGGGATCCGTGCTTTGCCTTTGGTCTTGTATATACTATCGTCCCATTCATAGCCTTTTTGCAGGATATCATTGTACAGTTCTTTTATCTCAGCTTTGGAGAGGTCAAGGTTATCGGCTATGGCTTTCTTTATCTCACGCTTGCTCATTCCAAGCTCGTGAAGCCTGTATATCTGCCAATCTGCCGAACGTGTTATCTCACCGTTTATCTTTATCCTGCGGACGATATCCTCCATTATCTGCATTTCAAGGTCACGCAGTGGCTTGTCAAGCACCATTGAAACTCGCTCTATCTCGCTTGCTTTGAGCATTATTCTATTACCTCTGCGGTGCTGTCGGAGGTCATTTTCTTAGCCGTTTCCTCGTCCTCACCATACCATTTCATTCGGTATTCCCACAGGGGCATAATGCCCATAGAAACGTCCTGACGATCGCTTGCACGCTTTGTTTCATCATCAGCAAGGATACTGTCCTCAAAGTTCACAGACAGCTCATAACCGCTTTGAGTAAGCCCATTATAAAACGCCAGCGAATAGCAGAGGTCTTCAAGGCAGACACGGAGATTATTCTGTATCGCCGTGACAGTATCGAACTTTCTCTGCTTTGAGGACTTTATCTCCGTTGCCGTCTTATCAACTGTCTGTGGGTTTGAGATATCCCCATAGGACAGCCCCACAGCAAACTCTATCTCACGCTTGTATTCTTCAAGACCTGCGATAAAATCAGCCTGCCTTAACTGCGGTGAGAACTCGTGATAAAAGTCACCGCTCGTGCCAGCCGACACGTTTACCCCTCTGAAAAGCCGTTCATTGAGCTTTGGCATTTCTGCACGCTTCTTACCTGTGAACGGGTCTGTCACAGGTCTTAGCACAGCTTCGTCAACGTCTATTGCACGCTCTCCTGATTCAAACTCCCAATCGAGCCTGCCGAATTGGATATCAGCTTTTCTTATGACTTCTTCCGCCCCTGCGAACACTGATACGCCTGAATGTGAACCGTCAACTGTATTGTCGATAGGGTTGACATAATAGCCGAAAGAGGGTCGCAGCATAAGGGGATAGGCTATCTGAGGAATAAGCTCCGCCCACTCTGAAACAGCTGTGAGGGGCATCTCAGCCCCGAGAGACACGCCGTCATTGGAGCGAAAAGCCCTGTTTGTGATAGTCAGTCCTTTTTCATAGTCCAGAGCGTGATATTCAAGCCTTATGCGGTAATCATTATCGCCCATGCGTTTTATCTCAGGGAAAATGACCTTTATAAGCCTGCCGTTCACGTCATACTCCACAGGAATAAATTGCGACTGTGGAACATACTGCACCTTATCAGCACCCAACGGCTTTATTATCATTGCTCCTGTTGCAAGACCTCTTTGCAGATTTTTATTGAGGTTTTCAAGGGCGTTTTTCATTATGGCATCAAGCTTATCGTTGGAAACTTTCAGGGTCATTTCATTGATAGCCGTGTTTGCAAACTCCCTCACAACAGCGTGTTCAAGCCGCAGAGAGTGAACTCCCTTGGGTGCTGCATTACCTGCATACATTCTGTCCCACTTGTCGATAGCTCTTATCATACTGTCCGTCACGGCGATATCAATGCCGTAAACGCCCTTTATATCTGACTTTGAAAGCATTCTGCTTATCCACTCCCTTATTTTTGAAATAATGCCCATAGCTTACTGACCCCGCCTTTTCCATACTCTTTCCATTGCATACCGAACGGCGTCGATAACGTGGTCATTGCCGTCGGGATAGCCGCTTATAACGTTGCCCTCTTTATCCCTGTCATACTCGCAGTTGATGAACTCCTCGCAAGCCACAGGACAACGCTTGTTATCTATAACGATACTTCGCAGAGATTGCAGCCACTTATATGAATACTCCCTGCTGTTAGGGCCTTTCTCTGCACCTCTCGCAAGCAAGCCGTATGCTCTGTAATCCTCAACAGACTTATTCTCTGCACTGTCGCAGGTGATAAGGTCATTTGCTGTGATACCAAGCTCCAGCAAATGCTTTGCGGTATCAATATTCTTTGTTTTGTTGCAGGTGTACTCCTGCCATATGAACAGCGTGTGCTGAGCAGGGGCATAATGCACTCTGACAAAAGCGTAAAGGTCGGGATACCAGCCCCAGTCAACGCCGTTATAGATGTTATCGAACTGTGCTATCTCGTCGTCGGTTATCTCTCTTATGAGGACGTTATCGAAAACATTGCCACCCGTACCGTTTGCAACGCCCATATACTCGTTCTCATAGGCAGTGGGATTGGTTTCTTTGAGAAATTCGGCGTCATCAAGAAAAGGCTTGCCAAGCCACTTTTTCGGCACAGTAAGATAAGTGCTTTCGGTAACGAGTCTGTCCGTTCTCGGCACTTTGATGTACTTATTCGCCCAGTTCTGAGCCGACTTCGGAGGGTTGAAAGACTTGAACTTATATGCTCTCTCGCCGCCTCTTATAACAGACTGTTCTATTGTTCGCACAGCTTCTTCACCGCCGAACTGGTCAAGCTCCTCAAACCACACGATGCCAATATAGCCAAAAGGCGGCTTGATAGACTTTATCTTGTGCGGGTCATCAGCACCACGAAAGTATATTTTCTGCCCTGTTGAAATGCGTGTGATCTCAAGGGGCGACTTTGTGCAGGCAAACTCATCATCAAGACCAAGTGCAGATATTGCCCAAAGTATCTGAGAATAAACGCTGTCTTTTAGAGTATTCGCCACAGCACGCAGGACGCAGACGTGCATATTCTCGTTCTTCATCAGCAGGTCGATAACGTTCAGACCGCAGAATGAAGATTTAGTCGAGCCACGTCCGCCAGGGAAAACATACTCTGAATGTTCCTGCTCTGCGATATCGAACAGTACAGGCGAGAACGTAGGAGCGACAAGGCTCGCAGGGATACCGCTGTACGCCTTATCAGGCATAGAAACAGGCTCAAGCTTTTGTTTTTCAAGCCTGAGCCTTGCGTTATCGTATTTTATCTTATGTTTGAGCATATCGTCATCACGGATAATGTCACGCAGCTCTTTCACCGCCGCAACGTCCCCTTGCTTAGCCCTCGCCATAAGAGCCGCATTCACAAGCAGCATATTATTTATGAAGTCAGGGTCAAGGCTGTTAAGGTCAATGCCCTGCTCCACGAGAAACTCATAGTCCGCTCTGGTATTGGCAGGCTGTTCAAGCAGGAAGTCCATTACCTGCTTCATAGTCTTTTTACGCCTGCGGACTTCGCCTGATTTTTTACCGCCTTTTGAGCCGTTTTTTCGAGCTTCACTCGAGCTTGGAACTATTAAATTCTTTTCATTCGGCATTCACCTCACCTCGATTAACTAATTTATTTATAAAAAAAATGAGCCTGGTAAGCTACCAAACTCATTTTCGCAATATTAACGGAAATACTCTGATATAATAAAACCGACAAATATAAATTTAATGAAAAGTTAAATTTCAACCAACTGACAATTCTTTAAACAATGTTAATATATTATTTATAAAAAGGCCAAAAAATCCATGTATAATAAAAATCCATGTATAATACATGGATGGCAGTACACTGCAAATAAAATAAACCAACCGTAATTTAAATAACAAATGGCGACTAGACTGTAAAAAATAAGCCCTTAAATTTGACGAGGAAATCAGAATGTTAATACTCAAAATGATATTGAATATATCGCACCTACATCCTACTATATTTTTGTTGCACACAAATAGCCAAATTGTGTCAAACTTTATCACTTAGCAACTGTTTGACACAGTATTCAAGTTGCAAGTTAGTACAAGTGGGAGTGTATTTCCACTTGTACTTTTTTTATAACCAATTTAAAACCAAGCCGAACTAAATGTGAGGCAATAGGACAAGTTTTAAAAGAAAATAATACCAAGAAAGGAGAGTGTATAATATGAGCGATAGAAACAACCGCTCATCGAGTAGTAGGATGTATAGCTCGCTTGAAGTGTCTATTCTTACACTAGTGATTTGTTTCACATTGCGTATCTTCCCAGAAGCAACCATTGATGTAATCATAGCAGTTATCACTAACTTGATGTTTAATTCAAAATAAGACAAGCCCCAAAAAGAAGGTAGCCACCAACTGCCTTCTTTTTTTATTTACTACTTATTGTACACTCTCAATCATTGTGTCTAACCATCGCAATTTTTAATTGCAATAATCTTATATATTATACCATAATGCCGTAGTGTTGTCAACCATAAGTTTTAAAATACATCTGTCATATGCATATAGATATGAAAATATTTCAGCTTATATGAATTTATTAACCATAAATAAATTCATTTTGTCAATGCTTTTGATCATTGTTTCTACGAATTTGTAAGTACTAAACGCAAAAGACACCCCCATAGGAGTGCCTCTCGCAAATATATTATAAGGAGTTTTGTAAATGGTGGAGCAGATGTTGAGCTGGCTCGCTCTCAACCTGCATACGGAGCTTTCGCCCCGTCGAACTTTTTTATGGAGGTCCGCAAATGTTTGTTTGCCTTATTGGCTATTGTAATGATATCATACTATGTGCGTTCCTGCAAGTGGTATTGAGTGGTCTTGTGTGGTATATTTAATTTCTCACAGCCATTGTGAAACATTCTCAGCACAGTTTTGTAATCTCTGAAAATATAGTTGTGAGCTATCTTCTTCACCGATATGCCGTTGATGAAATACAGCTTGATTATCCTTGCAGTATCTATGGTTTCAGCTTCCTCATTGCAGAACATTTCGTCTATCTCAGACTGTATCTCCTGCGTGAGCCTTGCACGTTCTTCGCTCAGCTCCTTTTGTTTCTCACCCTTGCAGGCATAACTCAGCATTGAGCTTTCAGCCGTGTTGCCGGGTGTTCCTGCCGAACTGTCATTCTTGTCATAGCATACGGCTTTCCCATTCAATATCCTTGCCCTGTTTTCTTCAAGATTGGCTATGAGCTTTGGTATCAGCTGATAGCGTGATATCTTTTCTTGTATTGTCAACCTCTATCCCTCCTCGATCATTCTTCCGCAAACAGGGCAGAACTCAAAGCGGACTTCCTTGCCGTCTGCACCAAGCTTTTCGCTCCACTCTGTCACTCCATTGCAGTATTCACAGCCTGCATATTCGGGTATGTTTACGCCGTTATGTTCTGCAAGCCCCTCGTCGCAGAGTATCAATTCAAGTGCCTGCAATGCGTATACGAGCTTTTCTTCTCTGTCCTGCGTTTTGTTTATCTTCCAGACCGTTGTCTGCCCTCTGCGGATATTCTCCTGCATTATGCAGGCTTGCCTGAAAAACCTGCCGTTTCGCTCTTTACTGTGAAGATACTCCCGCTTGTATTCCGCCTGCTTGTCCTCGCATATCTCTTTTGACCAGCCCTCATGCCTGTTCTTATAGCCAAGTCTTGATAACTGCGAGAAATACTTATATTCCTCAGCAGGATATTCGTCATAGATGAGCCTGCCGTCTATCGCCATATCTTCATATCGTGCAAATTCTTCTTGTGACATTCTTTTGAAATCTGTTTTAATGATTATCCCCCCTTTTGTGGAGGGTTGTGGAGGGTTTTCGCTGTTTTTCAAGAACTCTTTCTTTATATATATTCTTTTTATTTTCTTATACGAAAGGTTAAGAAAACCCCTCAACCTATCCACAACCCTCCACACTTACAGATACTTACACTTGCTCGTCAAGGGTTATACCTGAATAATAATTGCACCCTCTGCCTTTTACTTTCTCAAAGCGTTTTGCAAGCTCCATACCGAACTTTGTTGAACTCATACGATATTCATTGTTCTGCTCAGCCCAGTTAAGATATGCCGCAAAGAGCTGACTTGACTTAACGCTCAGACCCTTGCCAACAGTACACTTATCCTCGACAAATGCAGAGATAACGTCCATTTCACGGCGGTACTCCCTCACTTCTTCAAGGACGGCACGAGGCATTTTAAGCCCCTCTTTCTGCCACAGCAGACAGCCCTCAACTGCCCAGCGGAATATGCCCGTAAGCTCCGCCGACAGCTTGTATTTCAGCCTGCGGTCTATCTTTTCTTCGGGGATCTGCACAGTGAAGGGTATCATATGTATCCTTCGCCATATGCCCGTATCTGTTCCTCTGATGACAGGCTTATGGTTTGTCGCCATCCAAAGCTTGAACTCAGGCTTGAACTCGAACTCGTCGCCGTAAAGCTTTCTTGCCGTAACAGTATCGTCGCCTGTAAGCTGTTTGAGCAGACCCTCGTTGATACGAACACCCTCGTTAGGCTCAACTGAGGTCACCAGCCTTGCTCCTTTGAGCCTTGCGATATCGCTGTTTATGGCGGTGCTTTGATTTGAACGCACCATAATAGTTTCAGGCTGGATATTTGCCGCATAGTCCCCGAAAATATCCCTTATGATATCAATGAAAGTTGACTTGCCGTTTCGTCCTGTTCCGTAAAGAAAGAACGCACATTGCTCGGTGGTCGAGCCAGTCAGGGAATATCCCACAGCTTTCTGAACGTATCTGATAAGGTCTTTATCCTTTCTAAAAATATCATCAAGAAAGGCAAGCCAGCGAGGACAATCGGCGTTCTCTGAATACTCAACGGCTGTCATTTTCGTCAGATATGTCATAGGATTGTGAGGAGATATGCCGCCGCTTCGCAGGTCGATAACTCCGCCCGGGGTATTGAGAACAGTTTTAAATCTGTCCATTTGAGCAGGCAGAACAGGAACGTGGTGCATGACCTCGCTTAGCATTGCGTTCTTTGATTTGTTAGAACGGCAGGACTTCATATGCTTTTCAAAAGCTTTCGCCATATCCGTTCCCTCGTCTGCGTCAAGCTGAGCGTACACCTTTGCCTCTGCCGCCATGCAAGCCACAGCCTTATCAGCAAGGCGTTTAACTGTGCCTGTCATATCGGTACACCACTTTCTGCCGTCATACCAAAGCCAGCGTTTGTCTGTATAACAGTATCTCACCTGCTCGCCAAAAAGGTCAACAAAGCGTTCTGCGTTGCCCGTATCGTCAAATGAATAAAGTCTTGGCTTGGCTTCTTCCTGCTCCACAGCACCCACAGAAATCGGCTCAGAGGGTGACTTGAAGTTAAGAGAAAATCCCCCTGCGAACTTTGGCGAATAGGTCTTGTCACAATCTGCAATGGCTTTCTGAATGGTGAGTGCGCCGTAGGTCGAGCCGCTTTGCGCTCTATCCCACTTTTCACGCATAAGACCAGAGGAGCGAAATATCATATCCATCTTCTCTGCGTCACAGCCTGTCCAGAAGGCAAGCATCGAGCAGAACGCCATATCAGCTTCACTCTGTGAAGCATATCCTGCGGTTCTTCCACTGTAGAGGGAAACAAATTTTCCGCCATTCTTTGCACCTGCCGCCGCTTTGATTATCTGGTCTGCGGTGTCAAGTCTGACAGCAGGAACAGCCTTTGCCACAGGCTCGTGACCGCCTCCTATATACTTTTCGTGCAATGGCTTTATGCTGTCGGAACACTCTGCGATGCCCTCATATTCTGAGCAGGAGTTGCCTGTCATAACGAAAAATCTGCCGTCCTCATACATCTCAACTGAGCCTTTACGTCTGCCACGCTTTGGGAGCGTTCCTCTGCATATGATATGTATGCCCTTGCCCGATTGAGATATCTCAGTATAGCTTTGCAGGGTGGAGATAAATTCAGATATGATGTTGCCGTTCTCTCCCCTTTGGTATGCCTCAAGCTCCTCCTCTTTGCCGTCAATGTCAACACCGAAATAGGGACAGCCACCGAACATAAATCCTATGCCCGAATGTTTTTCTGAGGCTCTCACAGCTGTATCAAAATCGCACCAAGTAGAGGGGTTATTTGACATAGCCCCTCCGCCAGTAAGTGCGTTAATAGGCACTTTCTTTATCTTCCCTCTCTTTTCATCAGGCACAGCGTCCCAGCATATCCAGTTTGGCAGGGCTTTAAGCTCCTGCGGTATTTGTTCGTACATATATCCAACTCCTAACATAAATTTTGAAAAGTCAAAGCCTTTCACTTATCCCCGAAAAACACCCTAAAAGTTGCATTAAAAATGCAACAATTGCAGAAATGTTGCCAAATTAAAATATAAATCATTTGTTTGCACAAAATATCATCTGCGTTTTTATGCAAAAGCACTATGACTTTTCGCTTTTCTCAGAAATCAGAACGGCACGCCGTCATCTGTAAGCACGTCCTCAAAATCTTCAAGCGAGCCTATGGCGCTGTCAGCCTGCGTATTTGTCTTAGGCATTGCAAAGCCCGTCTGCTTAGTCGCAAAGCTGTCCGCCTTCGGTGCAGAGGATTTGAACTTATGCTTGCATTCAGGATACTTTGTAGGATTGACAAAATTAATGCGTTCCCGCTCCTTGCCGTTCCATTCTTCGTGCGTGAGATCTACCCTTATGCACTTGTTCAGCAGGTCGGTGCAGTATGCTTTAAGGCTGTCATACTCCTTGCCGTCAGGAAGCTTAGCCGCCTTGCCCATTGCCATAAGCTGAGCAAAGTTGTAGCCCTCCACCTGCATATCGTTTTCGTTAGGCTCGTGCTTTTTCCATATGGTGTGGAACAGGCAGGAGTTGCCGTATTTCTGCCCCTGCACGTCATTTCTGATGACAAGAGTGAAGTTAAGACCCACCGAGCCTTTCTTTGTTGTGCGTTCCTCGATAGCGGTTATGATGCACTCGTAATCGCCCTCCGGCTTTAATCCGTTCTGAAATGCCTCTGATTGATTTGACTTAAATCCCATTTTTTATTCCTCCGTTAGTAAATTTACTGCGTCCTCTGCTGATCGGCATATGCCTGCCAATGCTCCGCACTCACGCATTTTTGTTATGAACTTCTTCTGCTCAGGACGAACTCGTCCCGACTTTGTTTTGACTTCGATAAAGACAGCTCTGCCGTCCTTATGCCTTACACCGAACAGGTCTGAAAAACCTTTCGGCACACCTGTGGTGAAATATCTGCCGTCAACTGTTCTGCCCTCGCCCACGTTCACACGAAAGACAGTGCAGTAGGGCGATACCGCACAGCGTATCTCGTTTTGTATCCTGTGTTCTTCCGTCAACCTATAAGCCCCCTTTGCCTTGCCTGATAATACGCCCAGCCTGATTTGTAGCCGTGACTTTTTGCATACTGCAAAAGTTCGGGATAGGTATGACAATCGGCAGGACTTGAAAAGTCAAGCTTAAATCCCTCCACCTTTACAAGACCCACGCTGCTGTCTGTTTCAAGCTTTCTCTCGGCTGAGGGGAACTCATATCCGCAATGAGGACAGCATACTTTCACCCCCGCAGGAGGAGCAGAGAAAGTATAGAAACACTCGGGGCATTGTTTCACCTTGTCGCTCTGCTCCTGCTTTTTATGCTGAGCTTTCGGCTTTTTCTCCAAGCTCCACTGCCTGTCATCGTCAGGCATACCAAACCTTGCATAGTTGCCAACGTGGTCGATTATGACGGCTCTTTTGTTAGGTCTGTACCGCATACATCTCATAGCCTGCTGAATGTAAAGAGTAAGGCTCTTGGTGGGTCGCAGGAGTACTGCACACTCGCAGTCAGGAACGTCAAAGCCCTCGGAGATAAGGTCAACGTTGCACAGCACAGTTATATCTCCCCTGCGGAAAGCTGAGATAATGCTGTCACGTTCTGCCTTTGGGGTCGAGCCGTCAATGTGTGCCGCCTTTATGCCGTTGTCATTAAACACCTCTGCCGTCCGCTGAGAATGTCTTACTGACGCACAGTAGCAGACCGCTTTTTTGCCATTTGCTAACTGTTTGTAATACTTTATGACGTCGCCGAAAACAGTATTTTTCACCATAGCTTTTTCTATCTCAGCCGCCATATATTCTCCGTGAGAAACGTGAAGCCCTGTAAGGTCGGCAACATCAGGAGCGTAGTAATCATAAGGTGCAAGACAGCTATTATCAATAAGCCATTTTGCAGATACGCCAACGATAAGCTTGTCGTTCACGTCACCAAGCCCGTCACCATTAAGGCGAACAGGAGTCGCTGTAACGCCCACTCTCGGCACGTCCGAAAAGTATTCGTATATGCGTTTGTATGACTGAGCAAGGCTGTGGTGATTTTCGTCAGTTATGATAAGGGCAGGTCTGGCAAGCTTTTTAAGCCGTCTTGTAATAGTCTGCACCATACCAACCTCGCAGAGCCTCATATCAACGCCCCAGCGGATAAACGTCTTTTTTATCTGCTCCACAAGCTCACGTCTGTGGACGAGAAAAAGCACTCTCTTGCCGTTAAAGGTCGTTCGCCTTGCCATTTCAGCCACAATGCAGGACTTTCCTCCACCGCATGGCAGGACTATGCAGGGCGCTTTATACCCTGCACGCCAAGCCTGCCTTACCTGCTCCACCAGCTCATTCTGATACGTTCGCAGTTTCATTGGACTTCGCCGCCTTTACCCTTTTAAGAACGCATTTCATGCAAAGCTGTTTGCCGTAATTCTTCATCGAGCCGTCTATTATCTGCTGAACTGTACGCTTGCCGTCTGACATTATCGTCTTTCCGCACTCTGAGCAGATATGTTCGTCCGCAAGGTGATAGTATGTCCTAAGCGCTTCATCAACAAGTTTCAGATCGTTGCTTATGTACATACTGTCGAACAGCCCGATAGGACTTTTGCAGGTGTCAGTGCCGTCCGTCTGAGTGGCGAAAAGATACTTGCCGTCAACCACAACAGTTTTAAGCACAGTTGTGAACATACCCTCAACAGTTATCTTCTCATCAAGCAGCTTGCCGATAGTTTTAGCTTTCTGCCTGCCGTCCTCGCCTGTATCAAGGTGATTGAGAAAATACACGATAACGTCCTCCGGAAGCATTTCAACGCTTCTCACAAGCTCCCAGAAATTCTTTGCAATGTCGGTGAACTTCTGATAGCCCGTTTCCTTTGCACGGCGCATAAACTCGTTCACCATAAGATACTGACTATCGTCAACGGCTATGGACTTTGCCGTCTGAGCTTTCATAAAGCGTTCTATCTCACCGTAATTGTCGGTATGTATCGTTGAAATAAACTGTGTGCGGAACGGAAGCTGTTTTCCGTTCACGTTCACAAGTGCAAGCTCGTCCTCTTTGAAATTTCTCAGGGAAGCAGATTTGCCGCTTCCTGAAAAGCCTAATACAAGTATCGCAAGTCCCATTCTCTTTTCCTCCTTATCTTATGGTCAGTCCCGGTCTGCGGACAACAGCCGCATAAGGTATCTCTCTGCCTGCTTCGATAGCCGCCTTGACAGCCGTCTTGCTTATGTCAGGATCTTTGTATTTCAGCAGGCTGTCATCATTGACCTTTGCCCACTCCACAAAGGCTTTCGGGTCTGTTATCTCGGTGCTTTCCCTGCCCTTTGTAATGCTTATCTTAGCCATAACGCCCTCTATTTTGTTAAGGCTGACCCTCTGCATACTGTTCATAAGATAAGCTTTAAGGCTCTCTGCCTGCTTGACCTTCTGCTCACGTCTTGCTTTGAGGGCTTTCTCCTCTGCTTCAAGCATTTTCGCCTCGCTGTTCAGCACCTTGACATAAGCCGCAACGTTCTCTGCCTTGTCTGTAAACTCAGCCTCGACGCATTCAAGGGTATCAAACCACACCTTTTCAGCCTCAGCCTTTTCCTCTGCCGTAAGCTCGGCATTTTCCGTCATATCCTCAAGGCTGTCAAAAAGCCTCTGAAAATCGTTTGTAAGCTCATAAAGTTTCATTTTTATACCTCCAGTTTTGAATTGATTATATCCGCAAGCTGTCTTGCTTTCTGTGTGAAAAGTCCGTAATTGTCGCTGTCATTATGCTCGTTCACAAAGCCCACGAGCCTTGTTACGCTGTCAACAGCGGTGGAAAGATAAGCCTTGAATATGGCTTTATCGTCCTGCGTTGACGTGATCTCTGTCTTCCCCGAAAGCTTTTTCTCATACTCCGCCTTAGTTCTGTCAAGCTCCTCACGAAGCTGTGAAAGCTTGTCCCGCTTATCCTTTTCAGCCTGCTCAGCTTTCTGCAAAAGCTCTCTGCGGTCTTTCAGGCTGTCTTCTTCAAGCTTTGAATACTTCTCCGACCAGTCAAGATCAACACGCCGCATAGCGTCTTTAAGGTTCGCCACCTCTTTGCTGTCCGTTTCCACAGCTACCTCGATAGGACGGCTCTCAAGCTCCTTTATCTCGGCTTCAAGTTGACGTATTCGCCTGTCTGCCTTATCTCTCTGTTTCGAGATCGTATCGCAGATGTTGTTCATATCCTCAAGCCTGTGACTGAGCATATCTGCCTTGTCAGCCTTGATCTTAAGCTGTTTGACCTTTTCTTCAAGCTCTCTTACTGATGTATTTTCAAGGTCGTTGTTCTCGGTAAGTTCAGAACGTTCGTCCTCAGAAAGCTTGGTGAGAAGTGTTAGTTTCTTTACTCCGATTAGTGAACTCGAGTTCACTAATTCTTTCGGCAACTTCTCGACAATCGAAATGTAGTTATATACTTGTCTGTCCGAAAAGCCTGTTTCAGATTTACAGTAATCATTAAATTCCGAATACCCAAGCTCCTTGTAAAGCCTGCTGTCCCTCATTTCCTTAAAGCCCATACACATATCGTAAAGGCTCTGCTGTGCAAGCTGAGCTGAGGTCTTTATCCTGCGGTCAAGCTCAGCCGCCTTGATATATTCTGCCGATAGTTCGTTCATTTTATCTTGTCCTTTCACACCATTTTTCAAACTCTTTTAGCTCTTTTTCTGTCGGTTCGTCCTCAGGTCTGCCTTGGTCAAAACCGAGTGTACAACCACATTCAAAACAACAACCTGCTAGGTCGGCAGAGCATTCCACGTCATCGCCATATTTACGATATCCCCAAGCGCAATCCTGACAGCACTTCATGACAGGATCTATACAGCGTGTCGGTAAGCCTTTCATTTGCCGTCACCGCCTTTCAGTTCTTCAAGCTTACATCTTGTGTCGAATATTTTTCCGTATGCCTCTCCGATATCAAAGGCTCTCTGCTCACATTCTGACATTCCCTCATAGACAGTAAGTATATTTGAGCAAGCTTCATCAGCAGTTTTGTATGCTTGACAAATCTGCTCTTTTGTGCTATCATCAAGGTGTGTTGAATTGATATTTTTCAATATCTCTGAGCTTGTGCCTGTTGCCGCAGGTGCAGGCTCGTTTTTTTATATTTCATTGAAGATGTTTGCACGTTCGTAGATGATGTCAGCAATAGTGTCAGTGCTGCCCGGTATTCCTGATAAGCCCCCTTCATATATCGGCATACACGCCGCCTCCAACTCAGCTATCAGATCGTCCGCATCTAGTAATCTTGCCATCTTTATTCCTCCCTTATCGGCTGTACGCTCATATACTGCCTGCCGTCATAGTCCATCTTCTTCACAGGTTCAAGCCCCTTATCCCTCAGCGACCTTGCGACATCGCCAAGCCCTCTGTCGAAGTCCTCACGGGTCTTGTAGAATGCACACCTACGGCAATAATCCTTCGTTGGCGTTACTGTCAGTGCACCGCACTCGTCAGGCTTGACATTTGAATGGAACACGCAAAGGCTTACCGCTCCACTGCCGTTATCAAGTGGCTTGTCCCTTTTAAAGACCTCTCTCATCACTATCATCGCTTTCGTCCTCCTCGTTTTCAAAACGTTTCTCCCAGTGCCTATCCACCACGCTCAACACAAGATACATCACTACATCTATCCCTGCAAGCACGGCTATTGTTATCAGCAGTATCAACGCCATTTTACCACTTTCCTTTCATTTCAACTTCGATCTTGACTATGGATCTGCCTGCTTCTCTCACCGCACGCTTAATGCTCTCCTCTGCTTCCTCGTAGGCAGTTTCTTTTACGCTTACATACCACCTGTACGCTACATACATTGTAAGCACCACCAAGAGCGCTACCGCTGCGGCACATCTGATTATCTCTAACACGGCTATCATTTTCTCACGTCCTTTCCGTAAAGTGTGCGGAGTTTTTTAAGCCTTTTCTCGAAGTTGTCGATATCAATGCCCCACACCTCGTAGGCTATCTCGGTATTGACCGAGTG